ATATGGTTTGATGACAGATGCAGCTGGTTACCATAAAGCAATATCTATGGCAATGAATCCAGAAAAGTATGCGAAGTTTTTTTACGACCAAGGTGTGTCCGATACTGTAGACAATGTTTCAAAAAAATCAAAAAACATTAATATGGATATTAGACAAGCACAACAAAGCGTAACAAGAGACGGTAGAACCATACGAGCAGTAAAATCTAATGATAATGGAAGAGGACTCAAAATTAGAAGTATAAAACGAGTATAAATTTTAAAAACAATTAATTATGTCAGTACAAGCAGTCCCTGGCTTTGACTTGCAGCCAAGTGCTCAGCAAGTAGCCACAAGAACAAACTACATAACAAACTTTGACTTTCTAAGTCAGTATCTACCAGATACTTATGAGAAAGAATTTGAGCGTTATGGAAATAGATCAGTTGCATCATTCTTAAGAATGGTAGGAGCTGAAATGCCAACTAACTCAGATTTGATAAAGTGGGCAGAACAAGGAAGATTACATAGTAAGTATACAGCAATGACAACTCCAGCAGCAGCAGGAGCTGACAATGCAGTATGGACTATTCCTTTAGCACAAGTAAATCCACCTTCTCCACCAGCATCTTCTGCACCAGCAAATGGTTTTGCAGCAATAAGAGTTGGTCAGACGGTTATGATTTCACTTGAAACAAATGGAACGACTTTATCTAACAAAGCTATCGTAACAGTAGCACCTACAGCAGCAGCACCAAACGTATTCACAGTTGGATACTATGAGGCTACTGGACAAGCGTGGGCAGGAGCAGCAAATACAGCTTCTATGTTTATCTATGGATCTGAATTTGCGAAAGGAACGAATGGAATGGTTGGTTCTAACGAATCTCAAGATTTTATTTTTGATAACAAGCCTATTATTATTAAAGATCAGTATACAGTAAATGGTTCTGATATGGCTCAAATTGGTTGGATTGAAGTTACAACTGAAAATGGAGCAAACGGATACCTATGGTATTTAAAATCAGAGCACGAAACTAGAATGCGTTTTGAAGATTATTTAGAAACTGCAATGGTAGAAACTGTACCAGCAGACGCAGCTTCTGGTGCTGGAGATTTCATTCAAAATACAGGTGTTGGTTTATCAGTTGCAAACCAATCTGGATCTGATGGAATTTTCTGGGCAGTTGAAAACAGAGGAAACGTATGGAGTGGTGGTAACCCAGTTACTCTAGCAGGTTTTGATTCTGTAATTCAAAGATTAGACAGACAAGGTTCTATCGAAGAAAATGTTCTTTTTGTAAATAGAAATTTCTCATTTGACATTGATGATATGTTAGCAGCACAAAACTCTTACGGAGCTGGTGGTACTTCATATGGTCTTTTTGATAATGATAAAGAAATGGCTTTAAATTTAGGTTTCACAGGATTCCGTAGAGGATATGACTTCTACAAGTCTGACTGGAAATACCTAAACGATCCTACAATGAGAGGTGATATAGAAGGAGGACGAGTTAATGGACTTATGGTTCCAGCTGGTTCAACTACTGTATATGACCAAATCTTAGGAAAGAATGCAAAGAGACCATTCCTTCATGTAAGATATAGAGCTTCAGAAACAGAAGACAGACGTTATAAAACTTGGATTACTGGTTCTGCTGGTGGTGCAAGAACAAATACGACTGATGCTATGACAGTAAACTTCTTATCTGAAAGAGCTGTATGTACTTTAGGAGCGAATAACTTCTTTATATTCCAGCAATAAGCAGGTAGTATAATTACTTAGAATAGGGGGGATAAACTCCCCCCTTTCTTTTAACTTAAATTAAAATTAAATAAAATGAAACAAATATTTGAAAATAAAGTCTATAGACTTGTGAGTAATAAAAGACCCTTAGCTTTTATGTTAGCCTCACGCCACAACAGAAGATCCCCATTATTACACTTTGATGAAGACACAGGAGTTAACAGACCTCTGCGTTATGCAAGAAATCAAAAAAGCCCGTTTGAAGATGAGCAAGATGGAAATGCAATATTAGAACCTATAGTATTTGAAGATGGAATGCTAGTTGTTCAAAAACAAAATCAAGTTCTACAAAAATTTTTACATCTACACCCTGGTAACGGCACAATCTTTTACGAAATAAATAAAAAACAAGATGCTGCTGATCAATTAGAATATGTTGAGGCAGAACTAGATGCACAAATTTTAGCCAGAGAATTAGAAACTGAAAAACTTCTTACTGTATGTAGAGTATTTTTAGGTGCAGCTGTAGATAAAATGTCTATACCTGAGCTTAAACGAGATATATTAATATATGCTAAAAATCAACCGTTTGAGTTTTTAGAAATATTAGATGATCCTATGTTAGAAATGCAAGATCATGTAGCTCAATTCTTTGCTCAATCTTTATTAATTTACAAGAACAATAATAAAGACGTATACTTTAATTTACCTAAAAACAAAAGTAAAATGTTGACGGTTCCTTTTGGTGAAGAAGGAGTTTATATTGTTGCATCTTATATGCAGTCAGATGATGGTATTGAAACATACAAGCTATTGAAAAAAGCCTTGAAGAAAGATAAATAGATTAGGTATATTTGCACTACAAGTAATATTTTTTTTTAACTTAAAATTTTTTTAAAATGGTAAAATATCTAGAAATCCCTATTACAGCTACAGGGGAGACTTTTCAATTAGTAGCAATTAATGGTGTAATTATTGTTGAGCAAACGAGCACAACAGTAGTTTCTTTAACTTATGGTGGTGCGGCAGCTCAAGACGTAGTAGCAATAACTTTAGGAGCGGCTATGGCTGCAAATGATGTTACTGTTAGAGACGCTATTCAAGATGCAATGATTACGGCTTTACAAACTGGCTGGACTTCTCCGAAGTTTAGACTAAGTTTAGACGGTCTTGAAGATGCGGCTGCGGCTCCAGTTACAATTACAGGAATCGCAATATCGTAACAATAATTATGTAATATTTAAGAGGGGTCACAAAAAAAGTGACCTCTTTTTTTTTGCTATATTTGTAAATATTTAAAATGTATTTTCTATGGCTATGATCAATAACGTAAGGAATACAGTATTGGCAATTATAAATAAAAATAATTACGGATACTTATCTCCTCAAGACTTCAATCTGTATGCTCAACAAGCACAGATGGATTTATTTGAAGATTATTTTTATCAATACAATCAATATATAAATAGAGAAAACTTAAGACAGTCAGGAACTGGATATGCTGACATAGTAAAAGGATTAGAAGAAGTGATCGATTCTTTTTCAGTACAAACATTTTTAACATCTGGAGGTGCAAATACATGGACTCTACCATCTGACTATTATTTGGTAAACAAAATATTTCACTACCCTAGATTATTAACTTCTGGAACTACTACGTCAACTAACCCAAATCAACTTATAAATGCGGCTTTAATAGGGCAGACATCCCCACCTCGTTTTGATACAGGTGTAACAGGGTTTACAATTTTCCCTGCAACAGGTAGCTTGGTAGTAAACACAGATACATTAAAACAATCTTTTGTAAATAATGTTGTAAGTTCTACTACATTGAACTTAGCAATAGATATTTTTCAATCAGCTGTTGTACCACCAAATGAAAACTACAGTATATTTGATGCCAACACAATAGCTGAAGTAGAAAGAGTAAGTCAGAATAAATTATTTTATTTAACTAGCTCTACACTAACAGCACCAACCACATTATTTCCTGCTTATGTATTAGATGGAAATACTATAACAGTATATCCAAGCAGTATACAGGCAACTGGTGCAATTAAAACACAATACGTTAGATATCCTAAAGCTCCAAAATGGACTTTTGCAACTATTACTTTAGGAGAACCTTTGTTTGATGCAACCGCAGCTGACTTTCAAGATTTTGAATTACCTCTTTCTGATGAGCCAGGATTAATTGCAAAGATATGTCAGTATGTAGGGATTGAAATAAGAGAGGCAGAAGTTTATAATTTTGGATCTACAGAAGAGGTTCAAGAAAACCAAATACAAGTATAAGATATGGCATATATTACTGACTATCAATATTATGAAAACAACGGTGTATCTCCTTTAGAAAAAAACTGGGGATCCTATCAGTATGTAAGTTTAGAAGATATAGTTCAAAACTTTATGCTAATATATAATGGTAATAACGAAATACTAAACAACGTAGAAAGATATCAAGTTTTGTTTCACGCCAAAAGAGGTATACAAGAATTAAACTATGATGCAATGAAGGAGATAAAAATTCTTCAGTTAACTCTAGATTCTCAAATAAGATTTGTATTACCACAAGACTATGTTAATTATGTAAGAATATCTTATTATAGAGACGGTGTTCTTTATCCAATGACCGAAAACATACAGACTATGTGGAGTGGAGCATACTTGCAAGATAATAACGCTAAAATATTATTTGATATTAACGGTAATGTTTTAAAACCTGAAAACTCTTTAGTAGATCTTTCTAGACAAGGCGGTGGTATGACTCAGCTATATTTAGGTGGAGGGCCGTTTAATGGTCAAATGGGTTATTGTTGTGATGGAGAATGGTTTTTTGAAAGACAAATAGGTGATAGGTTTGGATTAAACACAGAAACAGCAAACACAAATCCTTTGTTTACTATAAACAAACAAGAGGGAGCTATCTATTTTAGTTCTGACATAAGTGGGCAATCAGTGGTATTAGAGTATGTTTCTGACGGAATGAATAATGGTAATGATTCTGAAATAAATGTAAATAAATTATTTGAAGAGTTTATATATGCATATATAAGATATTCTTTATTAAATAGTAAGTTTGGTGTACAAGAATACATTGTTAATAGAGCAAGAAAAGAAAAGTCAGCACTATTAAGAAATGCTAAGTTAAGATTAAGTAATATGCATCCAGGCAGATTGCTAATGAACATGAGAGGTCAGGATAAATGGATAAAATAGTATGGATATTAACACTAATTTTATAGCAGGTAAAATGAATAAAAGCGTTGATGAACGCTTAATACCTCAAGGACAATACATAGACGCACTTAATGTTAGATTAGGATCAACAGAAACAACTGAAATAGGTGCGGTTGAAAATTCAAAAGGAAATACTATATTAACTGACATTGGATATGAGGGAGTAACTCTTTCAAGCAATGCAACCTGTATAGGTGCTTTTGAAGATGGGGTTAATGAAAATATATATTGGTTTGTTCACGACCCCACTTCGGCCTTATCAGCTTCTGGTAAGATAGATATGATATTGTCTTATAATGTTTCTGGTCAATCTACAACATATCATGTTGTTAGTGAAACTGTTTTAAATTTTAACCCTGTTTATTTAATAACAGGAATTAATTTATTAGAAGATTTATTGTTTTTTACTGACGATTATAATCCTCCAAGAAAAATAAATATAACAAGAAATTATCCTGAGCCAAATCTTTTGGGGGATCAAATAACTGAAGAAGAGTTAAATGTTATTGTAAAACCACCTGGGTTTAGTTCCTACACCACTTCTTTAGGAGTTGTTGAGTATGAGTTATCAGCTCCTAAAATAGAATTAACAAATGTTGTGGGAGAAGAAAATTTTATAAAAGATAAATTTTTATGTTTTGCTTATAGATATCAGTACACTGATAATGAGTATAGTGCAACATCATTATTTACTGTTCCAGCTTTTGAGCCAGGACTTTTTAATTTTGAATATGGTAATTATTACAATGAAGGTATGGAAAATACTTTTAATTCAGTAAATATTACTTTTAACACAGGTGGTAAGCTAGTTATTGGGGTAGAGTTGTTGTTTAAAGAGTCTGGAAAAAACACAATTAATGTTATCGAAAGGTTTGATAAAAAAAACTTAGGGTGGTCTGACAACTCTTTGCAAAATTTTCGTTTTACAAATTCTAAAATATATACAGTCTTAGGTAGTGACGAATTATTAAGAATGTATGATAATGTTCCTAGACTTGCACAGGCTCAAACTATTATGGGTAACAGGTTAATATATGGAAACTATGTAGATCAGTATGATATTACAACAATAGATGGTGAGCCTATAGAAATTAATTATACTACTGAAGGTAATTCAGACCAAATAAGACAAGATATAGTTCCTTTTGATTTGGTAGGAATTGGTGATGCAAATCAAATTGACTCAACATCTGGTGGAGTCTTTGTTCCCTTTTCTTATGGAAGATGGAATCTGCCTAACTCATCCATACCTTTACCTATACCTAGGTTTGCTGAAATTTCACTTGTCATAAAAGTTACTTCTACAGCTGCATATCCAGCAACAGATCCTGGGTACTTAGCTTTGGGCGGAGACACAGCAAGTCCATTATTTCCAACAGGATTTACAACTAATGCTCTGTCTAGTCAAATAGAGTTGCAAGTTACTATTGTTGCTAGACAAAGTTATGCTACTTATTTAGACTTTACAAATTCAGTAGAATTTGCTGAAGCTGTAGGTACAGGAACGCCTGGAACATCAGGATCGACAATAACACAAATAAGCCCTACTGCAACTTATGGAGGATCTTTATCTGATAGGTTTTATAGCATAATACAACCACCAACATCACCAACCTACCCTGTTGACTATGTATTTAAAACAGCAGGGTTGTGGGATCCAGGCACTGGAGCACCTATTCCAGCTCAAGAGGGATATAAAATGGATTCTTTTGCAACTGGGGTTAGATTACAACAACCATCAGTGCAATATCAATATGACAATGGATCAGGAACTATAGTTAATGTTTATGAGTATTTTGCTTTTTCAGTAACTAACATTACCATTATAGGCCCTCCTGCTATAGCAGAATCAACAGATTGTAATTTTATTTATACAAGCAAGTCTAACTCACTAAGCCTCCATAGTAATAGAAACTTTGAGGCAGGGATTATGTACATGGATGATTATGGAAGAGCAACAACTGTATTGGTATCACCTAATAATACAGTTTATTTTGAGCCAAGCAACTCAATAGATATAAATAAGATTATTGCCAAGGTATATAACAAACCCCCTTATTGGGCTACTAAGTATAAGTTTTTATTAAAACCGTCTTTAGGTGCTTACAATGTAATATATAGTAATAAAATATTTACAGATAAAGTTAACTCTTCTATTTCATGGGTATTGCTAGAAGGGTATGCAACCTCAATAGTTTCTAAGGGTGATATACTTACTGTTAAAATACAAAGTAATGGCTCTATAACTAGAACTCTAGTAGAGACAACAGTTCTAGATATTGAAGCAAAAGCATCTACGGCTGATCCAAACCTGCCCGATGGTGCACCAGCAGGATTGTATATGAAAATACAACCAAGAGGTTTTGTTGCTCAGACATCTCTAAATTCATTAATAGACGAAGGGTTTAAAGAAAACAATTTTGGTGATAAGCCAAAAGTAACATACCCACTATTTACAACAGACGCTGCGGGGGTAACAACAAATTACAGTATGCCTGTAGGTGCGTCAGCTACTATGTACTTTGCAGGATGGAGAGGGTATGCATGGTTTTGCACTACAGACTTTAGATGCGAAACTGTTCCATCAAATGTTCGTTTTGTAAGCGGAGCAGAAGCTGTTGATTTTAGAGATTTTTGGAACCAGGGAGGTTTGAATCCTGCGGATTTTATGCAGAACTCAGGAACAGGTTCTTTAATTCCTAAATACTACGATACAGTTTATTCTTCAGGTAACGGGCCTGCTGATAGTTCAGGAGAGGTACAGTTTTGGTTTACTCAAGATGTTCTTGGAGACCCTGCATCTCCTTTAAATCTTTGTGTAAGAACTACAATGAATGAATGTACTCTTGGACGGTTTGATACAAGGCCTGTAAACACTGAGGCTCATATAGTTGTAGATAGAAATAATAATTTTATGGCTTTTGAAACTGCTCCAGCTATATCGGATGCAGATCTTTATTATGATTCCTCAGAATCATATAATATACTTCCTGATGTTAATGGTGATTTATCCCATTTTTCTAATAACCAAGTAGGAAGTCAAAATCAAATAATTTCTACTGGAGTACCTGCCGTTATAACTTTACCATTTGGTGATTGTTTTACATTTGGAAATGGTGTAGAAAGTTTTAGATACAGAGACTTACCTACTACTAATTTTTTTAATATAGGAGAAAGAGTGTCGGCTGTTAGCAACACATTGTTTGAAGAAGCCGATAGATTTGCAGGATTAACTTATAGTGGAGTTTATAGTGGGTCTTCTAATGTAAATAACTTAAATGAATTTAATTTAGGCTTAGTAAACTTTAAAGATTGTGAGTTAATTTACGGGCCTATAATGAAATTGCACTCACGACAAACAGATATATTAGTTTTACAAGAAGACAGAATATCATATGTACTGGCAAATAAAAGTTTAATTAGCGATTCTACGGGTGGTGGAGCTATAGTTTCTACACCAACAATACTGGGTCAGCAAATAGCTAGAATAGAAGAGTATGGTATAAGCTTTAACCCAGAAAGTTTTACAAGCTGGGGAAGAGATATGTACTTTAGTGACACAAAAAGAGGGGCGGTAATAAAGTTAACTGGTGCTGGATTACAAAGCGATTCACTTGAAGTTGTTTCAGCTTTAGGAATGAGGTCTTATTTTAGAAATAAATTTGCGGATCAATTAAACACACAAAAGCTTGGAGGTTATGACCCTTATATGGATGAATATGTTTTTTCAACAAACAATAAATTAGTTCCATTCCCTGTGCCAAATATTGAGTGTGGTACTCAAATTCAAAAAACCAACACCTCTTCACCATTAAGTTTTGTCGTAGATGTAACGGTAGCGACAGGAACTTTTGATATTGTTGTTAATCCTGTAGGGTCTATGGATGTAAATGTTGTAGTTGTATACAATAATATTACCACAACAAATAATAATTTAACAGGGCCTACTACTATTTCTATAACTAAAGCCCAACAATATCCAACTACCGCAACAGTAACGGTTACACCTAACGAGGAATCATCATTTAGGTTGTTTCCAAATTGCGTAGCTACACAAACATTAAATGTAGTGTCGGTTGTTTTAGGGTCGCCAATAAGTGGATTAATAGGAACTGGTGCTCAAACTATACATTATGAGTATAGTTGGACAAATGGTTCCTTTACAAGCCCGTTAGAGTCAAATCAAGTAACATTTAGCGGAACTGAAAATGTAAGTAATTATATTATAAATACAGGACAAACCTCTATAGGAATGTATCCAGGTACTGGATCTACGGTTTCAATGAGAAGTAATAAAATTACCCCAGACACCTTTACGTTTACAGATACAGAAAATAGATTCTATGCGATAACAAGTAATGCTTTACCAGCAACATCTGGAAATACATTTGATTTAACATTACTGACTAATCCATTAGCACCTATAGTAGGGTCTAGTCCTGACCCTGTAACTAATGTAGATAATATTTATACAGCTATATCACCAGCTCTTAATATAACACCAAGTACGCAAACACTTTACTTAGTTTGGGACTTTAGAGACAGAAGAAATGAAGATATGTGTTACTCTACTATAGATGCAACTGACGCCTGCATAGGGTGTAACCCAACATCAAGTTGTACTGAGTTTTCATCATCCGATGTGCAAGGGTTGTTTTCACTGGCTTGTAATGGTGGTGCAGGTATACCTATGAGATCGGCAAATTTTTTCCATGACGGTACGGGAACTTTCCCACAAGTAGGAGATAAGGTTTACAAAACTTCAGGGCCTAACCCAGCAATACCTTGTAATCAAGGAGTTCAAGCAGACCCTGGATATTATTATTTACAAAATGGAGATGTTATGTTTATACAATCATTAACCTCTGATGTGACAAGCATTTTACCTTGTCCTTAAAAAAATAAAACTATGGCAACAACAGTAACTAAATGGCATGATGGAAGCAACTTTGTTTTTGCATATGCCGTATATGATGATCAAGCTTTAACAGTCCCAGCAGCTGATGGGTTTTATCAGTTTGGTGGATATGTAAGACAACAATTAAATGGAAAACTAGAACCTTTTACACAATGTTAAAATGGCAATAAAAGAAACTTTATCATACAGCGATGGAGTAAAAGGATGGCCATCTTTTTATTCTTTTTTACCCGATTATTTAATTGGAATGAATAGCTTTTTCTATTCGTTTCATCAAGGCCAACTTTATAGACACAACACAAATGATACTAGAAATAATTATTATGGCGTACAGTATAACTCAACTATAACAGGAGTATTTAATATTCAGCCACAGACTATTAAATTATTTAAAACAATGTCTTTAGAGAGTGACGCTGCCTGGGGTGTGGAAACTTTAGAAACAGACTTAGGAAATGGAGAAATGTTAAGCACTTATTTTGAGCAAAAGGAAGGGGAGTGGTTTTCTTTTATTAGAAACAAAAGTACAACAGTCAACTTTAAACTAAGATCGGCTAACGGAATAGGGCAGATTGCAGCTGTTAACGTAGCTTTTGTAGGTATTGATGTAGTTTTTAATGTAAGCCTGGGAAGTATAATTAGTATTGGAGACACATTATATCATCAGGTAACCCCAACATCTTCTCGACCTACAGGAATAATTACGGCTATTAATCAAGCAACAAACACAGTAACTATTGCAGTAGTATTAAATAATCCACTTCCAAGTCAGTTTGCCTTTTATTATAAAGACCCTGTTGCTGAATCGCATGGAGCTCGTGGATATTTTATGAGATTTAAGTTAGAAAACACAGACACGACTCCAGTTGAACTGTTTTCTGTAGGTAGTAGTGTGATGAAAAGTTATCCATAGATTTTATTATCTTTGCATAGATGGCTTTAAATATCAAACCACTAAGTGATAAAGATTATGATGATATACTATGCGGTTGGTGGAAAGATTGGAAATGGACTGCCCCTAAAAAAGATTTTTTGCCAGACATGGGGTATATGGTTTATTATAATGACGAACCAATTTGTGCTGGGTATATGTATGTAACGAATTCTAATGTAGTTTTATTAGAGTGGATTATATCTAGTTTTAGATTTAAAGACAGAAAGATTAGAAAAGAAGCATTATTAATGTTAGTGCAGACGGTAACAAGTCTAGCTACAACATTAGAAAAAAAATATGTATATTCACTTTTAAAAAGTAAGTCTTTAATTGAAATATACCAAGAGTTAGGTTACAAGAAGGGTGATAGCAATACACAAGAAATGATTAAAATATTATAAATGGCATTAACAACAGCAACAATATTAGCACTTGGTGGTGCAGCCGTAGGTGGTGGAATGAACTTAGTTCAAGCTGGAAAAGCAAGACAGGCACAGAGA